ACGCCTATTGCACTAGAGCCATTCCTAGCAAATAAGATACTCTTACCATTCGGTATATCAACTATTATTGGCTCAGCAACTAATCCTGTTGGGTCTGTAATAAGCGTGGTAAAAGTAGGTAACGTAGCAAAATTATCAGTACTCTTCCATAGATACACTTTCCTGATTCCTGCATCAGTTCCATAAGCAGTAAAAACTAAATCATTACCCCTGAACAATATCTTACCGTGAGGTACGTGTGATCCTTGTGAACCATCTATAATATCTATTTTAGCACTCCATGTAGAACCATTATCTGAACTTGTTACATAACTCATTGATATAGGAAGCATTTCGCTTGAACTAACTATATTTAGATTACGAAAAATAACTATAACCCTTCCATCAGGTAATAAAGCAGAAAGAGAGTTTCTGTTATCATACTCATTATCAAAAATGGTAAACTCATTACCAAAATTCTTTCCTTGGTCGCCACTAATTCTCCCAGCTATATACCCGTCATTACCAATATGCCAGTTGTAAGCATTAGAACTTCTATAAATCATTAGAATATTACCATTTGACATTTCAGTGAAATGAGGTTCAGATATAGAATTATCGCTATCATATCCTGTGTAACCTTCAAAAATATAAGCAGGGTACTCTACTTTCACCACCTCTGCATCATTGGCTGGGGTGTAGGCTATAAGATCCTGTTTGCCTTCCAAGGCGTCCACCAGTCCCGCAATATTTGAAATACCTAAATTTGCCAGATCTTCCCGGTTTGCCTTAATGTATGCCACAACTTCCTGAAGTTCATCCAAGGTAGTATCATCTGAAGATAGGATGGCGTTAATTGCATCGATATAATCCTTAAGGATCCTACCTTGATTTGCAGATAAAGAAGCAGTAGCTAAGGTCGAAGTAAGAGTATCTACTATATCGGACAGAGTAACCTTCCCATCTGCATCTTTGGTTCGTTCGCTTCCGTCTGCATTTAGAATGCCTTTTACTGCCCCTGAAGTAGGATCTTCCACAGGTGTAGCGTTTACATCGATAAAATTATCGTTAATGGTTTGGGCTGCGGTTTCTCCTATGATCCGTTCGTTCCCTATATAGATATAATTTACCGCAACTGCATTTCTTGTACCGTTGAAAAGATTTAGGTTTGAAAGTATAATATTGTAAGGGCCATTGTCATTGATAAATATCTCAATAGGGGTAGATCCTATCTCTCCCAGTTCATGTACATTCTTCTGAAAGCTGGTAATGAAGGATGTGTATTCAATATTCTCCAGGGTAATTTGTGTACCGGCTGATCCATAATTTCCTTTACCCGGCTTGAATTCCCAGAAGTGTATCTCAGCCGAATTATCAGCATTCACATCTCCTATAATTCGGGTTGCTTTTAGTAGTATTCTCTCAGTACTTACGACAATGAATTCAGATCTTGTATTGATGTAATCTAATACCTGAGCGTTTGGTTCCAGGCTCCAATCGATGGGAACCTGTACAGTTCTGGTAATGATGTTACCACTGAAAGCAGGAAAGTTTCCAGAATCGCTTCCTCCCAGCTTTAGAAATAAAATCGAAGCAAGCGCCTCAGCTAATTGAACAGATGATCCATAGGTTTGGCCATTGACTGAGATATTCTGAAAATGTGTGTAAGGCAATAATTCGTTCCTGGTATCATACGCATTTACGATTCGCAGATTGTTGCCGGAAACATAACTGTGAAAGTTACGTACCAGGGTAGTGTTGTTTATTTTGAAAGTGCTTTCGCCTTGTATGAATTCAATTACTACCATCTTGGGGCTCTTATTACGATATCCTGTTGGGAACTATATCCACAATCAGCACAGTCTTTATAGTTGATTTCTTTACGATCCATATATTTTATCACATCAGCAAACAAGGCATTCGCATCCTGCCGATGGGAGTGGTACATATCCTTTTTTTCGGAATGGCTCAAAGGTTGGGAGTTTGGAGTGGTCTTTTGAACTATCCCATGGGAAGTACTCACGGCAGCGCTCTTCAATATAAACCGGGCATATGTGAAGTAAGATAGCACAGCCTCCAAGCCTTGATGGTAATAGGTCTTGTCATCATATAAGTATTCCTGGCCGATCAAAATTTTATCGTAAGGATCTATCTCCTTATTCTTAAGCAAGAGATAATAGAAATCCTCACACACCAGGGGTTTAAAATCAAACTCCTGGGCTTCACGGATGAAGCGTTCAAATTCCACAGTACTATAGCCAATGGCTACCTGTAGGAATTTCTCAACGGTGGTTTTATTAATTAATAATGGCTGCATCTTCTTCTATGGTTCCATCTTCCATTAGAGAATAAAGCCCAATGCTCCAATCTCCGGAAGGATTAATATCTATGTGGTAGTTCCTGTACAATTCGGAAAAAAGCCGCTCAATCTTCTGCCTATCCTTGGCAGTCGCTTTATTATATAAGCTTTCATCGGCCCGCAGATCATCCCCTGAGGAATTTCCAAGTTTCCCCGGAACAAAATCAACAATGGCTGGAGGGATATTCTTGAAAGCCTTCCGGATATAATTGGCTGAGCTCTCTTCAAAGTGTTTGTACTTATCAGCTTTTGTTTTGTCTTCCAGAAAATCAAACTGGAATTTGCTGGTCTCTTTATTTTCAGAATTGAATTCATCTTCAACCAATAAAATCCCACCGGTATTTTCGTTTCCGTAGACCTGCTTCAAATTGGTTTCAAAATTGGTCTGTTTGGGTTTGCTATCGAATTTTTTATGTCGCACAATCCAAGCATCTTTAAATCCTTTGCGAACGGTACGATTGTAGTGAAGTCCCAAATTTGCTTCGGTATCGGAAAACATATAGCAGTTTTCAACCAGGCTCTCAGCATAGGTGCCTTTCTGATTGTTCAATTTGAAATGAAGGATCTGACCTTTGTAATTTTCCCATCCCCCGTCTCTTTCAACTTGCTCTTGGATTACCTCAGGAAGTGGGTTGTAAGTATCAAATACCTGGATTTTCTTTTTGTCGGCTCTTCTGTCCCATCCATCAGGGTTAACGATGATCCTTCCAGAGTAGTTATCATCATCGGCTTTGCCTTTTTTGCAAAATTCGTCGGGAATAACATGGAATTCCACTTTCTCAAAGGCAGCATTATAGCCCACCTGGATCCATACTTCTTGAAATGATGCGAATTCAGGGGTAACTTCAAAAAGAAGATCGCTAGGAGTTTTGGTGTCCAGCAAATTATCAGTAGGTTCCTCCGCCAAATCGGCCACAAAACCAGATCCGCCTATGAAAGATTCATAGATCTCTGCACATTGCTTGGTGGTGGGACTGGATTTTATGAGATTTTCTACCAAAACAGGATAGAGGTTATCTTCGCCATTGAAAATAACCCCTAACTGCTTATTGAAAACTTCCTTTCTCTTCCGGCTATCTACCGATATGAGTTTGCTTTCCATTTAATTAGGCCTTTAATTCCCTCAAAAATTCTTCTTTGGATCTGGCTTTTACCTCTGGGTATTTCTCCCGAAGTTCTGTGAAGGTCAATTCCTCATCCGTTTTAGCTTCGGGGGTTGCAGCTTCACCTGTAACTACCTTTAAATTTTTAATACTATCCGCTTTGGAGGCTTCATCTGCCACTCTTTTGGCTTCTTCTTCCTCAGCTTCTTTTTCAGCAAGAGCAGCAGCAACTTTTTCAGCTTCAATTCTTTCAGCTTCAATAAGCGCGGCTTCTTTTTCCTTCTCAATTTTCGCTGATTTCTTAGCTTTTTTATCCGGAATTTTGGCGAACAATACGGAGCGGTTGGGATTTTGCTTTAAAAGTTTCTCGGCAATCTCATCGGTTAGGTTGAGGTCTGAGATATAGGTATTGGTACCGGCTATTCTGATAACCGATCCTGAATTCAAACGATATTTTCTTTCTGACTTACTCATGAGTTCTTCTTTATTAAGGTTTAAATTTTGAATTTTTGTGATGTAGGTAGGCATTAGATCTGAGCAACTTTTACAAGCGAATCCAAAGACCTCTTCGTGTACCTGGAACACATATTTTAAAAGGGGCACACCTTGATGGCTGCCCCCGTTTAAAATTTCTTTAGAACTGGAGCCTTTAATTAGCTCTATTTTTTCCTCTAAACTCATTAAGCAGTGGGGGTAGCCACTACTAAGGCACTTTGAGCCGATTCATTTCCTGCCGCATCAATAGCCGACACGGTGAAAGAGTATGCTGTTGAAGCTGTGAGGCCTGCAACTGTAGCCACTGTTTCAACCACAGTCTGGACATTAACTCCATCCTGGTAGACTTTATAACCTGTAACGCCAACGGCATCGGTTGAAGCTGTCCAGGACAAGTTAGCTGTTGTAGCTGTTGTATCTGTGGAGATCAAGTTTGTCGGTACCGTTGGGGTAGTTGTATCAGATTCGGAAGTATTTGTTTCCAACCACTCTAAAGTGGTTGCATAATCTGTAACTTGAAAAAGCTTCACATCAGTACCTTCTTCTTCACCAGCTTTGCTGGCAACTGTTAGAGTTGCAACGCCTGAATTGGCAATGAAATCATTTGCATATGCGTTAAATAGCATACCAGATTCAAATCCTGCTAATTCAAATGCAAGCTCTCCATTCTCTCCGCCATCTACTTTTTCAATGATTGAAAAAACTCTTGCTCCTTCAACAATCTCCTGAACTCTTTCACGTTCTTGATCCCCGCGGTATAGAATATTCAGAACATCGGTGTGGGTAAATCCATTGACGTAATCGCCTACAACACCTGCGGAACTTAATCCATGTGTTTTATCGTTTCCAAATGCCCGATATATTTTAGCACCTGCTTTCAAAACCAAAGTAGTAACCTTAGTTTTTCTAGAGGCAAGCACTGAAGCTTCTTTGTCAATGTCTTCGGTATTCCCGTACCACTTTCTTTTTATTCCGGACTTAGGCTTATACCCGCAAATTCTTCTAAAATTTCCGCTTAATCCTATATTGCAATTTTCCATAACTATATATTTTTATAATGCCGAGGAGCTTAAAAAGCGGCTCCTATAGCATAAGGGTTAGGGACTTTGAAATCCATCAAGTACGATGCTTTGATGTAGAAATTCTCATCTGCTCCACCTACATACTCCAATCGAAGATCTGTAAGTGCCGCTGTGTCATCCACCCCAATTTGAAGGTTGGATTTATCAGCGATCACGGCTAAATGAGGCACGTTGTGATATGCATCTGCCGCTGCTGGTTCCTGAAGAAAATCCCTCTTGACATACCTGTCATAAGCAAATTTCAAATCAGCGAGAGTTCTTCCGTCAAACTGAGGTTCAAATGTGTTTTGGATTGCCGATACTCCGCTTTCCAAAAGTTTTCCTCTGAATTCGTTTTTGTAGTTTTTGAACAAAGTGTTGGAGGTAAGGAATAAATCTCCGCCTTCAAATTCAAGGCTCTCAACCAGGGCATCATAAATAGTATTTCCTTCCCCAGCTGCAAGTGCTTGAGCTGCAAGGCTCACTTCTGCATTTTTAGAGATGTCCACAAACTGGTCTGCCAATTCTGGATTGGCCCTTAATAATTGAAGGGTTTTTAATAATCCGGCATCAATCTGATTATAATCCCCTGCAGCACCTACAGCATTTAATCCTAAAGTACCATCCACAACGATGTCTTTATTTCCGAAGATGGCTACACGCAAGAAATCCTTGGCCATGGACTTTGCGGTCATTTCTTTGATGAACTCAAAAAAATCGGCTTCCTGAAGATTCCTACGATCGTAACCGTTTGCAAGTCCCCATTGGGTAAATGCTCCTTCAAATTCAGTGTAACACATTTTGATCCTAACATCCATAGAACGCGGATTCCATTTTTGAGAAAGTCCGTTGATATTGAACGCTGAAAATGTTGGGCTACAACCTGTTTGCTGCTTAGTGATATATTCCTGGTCTCTAAGTGCAACCACTTGCTGTCCTCCTTTTATACCTGGAGTAATGGTAAAGATGCTGTCGGCTGGTCGTGTGATGGCATCCTGCACAATAGCTTCTCTAAGGTCGCTTAACAACCTGTCGCTATTGTTTATCTCTGTGAACGTGGTGATTAAATCCATTTTTCTAATTCGTTATTTGATTGATGATTGATTATTTTTTCTTTGCATCTTCCCGTGCTTCACGCTGAGAGGCAATCTTGGAAGCGAAATCTTCTTCGCCCTCAGATTTAATGCCTTTACGATCTGCCTTGGAAGGGACTGAGAAAGATTTTGATTTTACGGTCTTTTGTAAATTGGAGATCCTTTTTTCCTGAGCATTGAATTTGTCAGAGATAAGGGTTAGCGTATCGGTAACATCCTTGGCGAATGAATCGAATTTTTTGTTGAGTGCTGCGAAATTCGCATCATCCGCTTCATCATCGGCTGGAACTTCTTCTTCTTCAGCTTCTTTGATTTCGGTAATCAGTCCACCTACTGTAACGATGGTACTCCCATCTGCAAGTAGATGATCACCATCTTGCACAGCTGATCCTTCAGCATCGTTCACGGCATCACCAACTTTTGGCTGCTCGTCTTCTGTAACCACGGTAATAATATCACCGGTAGCCAGGGTTAGATCAACATCAAAGGTTTCATCAACCTTGTTTTTGCTGAATTTAGCTTTCATTTTCTCAAGTATACTCATGTTTAATTTATTTGATTTTCGATTATTATAATTCACATATCGATCGATAAAATCGACTATGATATCAGGTTCGGTTTCAAAAAATTGAGGGTTGTCATCTAAGAATTCTGTCATTACCAGTCCGAAATCTTCTTTGTTCACGGAAAATAAAGCATCTGTAGCGGCTGGATCATCAACAAGATCTGAAGCAAGCAGCGATTGAATGACCTTTACGGTCTCCATCTTCATCTCCCCGGCTTCATTCTCGATTTCATTCTGATAATCATCGGCCATAATCACTATGGAGTTCCCAAACATATCAGAATTGGATTCTGCCATATCCATGATGTAGTCATACATCTTAATTCCCTTGCCTTCAACCTCTGTTTTCTTAGAGATTGGGTCCAGGAATAAATCGGCATATACCTTTTGATCCTTAAAAGTCCAATTCTTGTATCGACCTACATACGTACCTAAAGAATTGGCACACATATTAGGATGACCGAATCGGGATTTTACTCCCTGGGTTGCTTCACTCCCTTTTTTTGCAAGATCCTGGAGAAACTTATCATCGAAGAAGCTTGCATTCTTATTTCTCCCGTACTTGGCTATCTCAATATTTTTGATAAGATCATTTTCACGATCAACATTGACGTGTTTTTGTTCGGAAAAATTTGGTAAGGCGCGAAAGGATTGCTTCATTAATAGGTAATATTTAATATTACTTTTGTAAAACTACATTAACATACCTCTAAGAAGTTAGACACTGTTTTGTCTAATTGTTTATATTTGGTACTATGGTAATAATCTTAGGTATATTAATTGGCGTAGTTCTTATCTATGGATGGATAAAACTGATAAACGCTATATTCAATCCTCTTATCAGGAAAATGGAGAAAAAGAAGGAAAGTATCACGAAAGCTGACAATCCATATATTCAATCTCATCGAATAAAAATGCACAACGATAAGATGTATGTAGAATATCTGGAATGGCTAGATAAAACAGGAGGCGATATGCCCTTCGAGAAATGGAAAACTGAAGACGAAGAGGCATTTGATCAGAAACTAAAAGATGCTGAATTTAAAAGATGGAGGCCGGGTAAATAAATTTCTTTTACTGTTTACTTTGTTTACGTATTTGTAAAAGGTTAACTCTCCATCTTAATCACAACCCTTTCCACAGTTTTGGAACTGCAATTGAAATCAATGGATGTGTCCAGGTATGCATCCATTTTGTTTTTACCCATTTCAAGATGCTCAAGAAAACATTCATACATTTCCTTGTCATTCAGGTACCGGATGGGGATAACCCCTTTGCCCAGCAGCTTCTTTAAGAGGCCCTGGCTTTCTAATTTGATGATAAGATCATATGTGATTACTTTTTCGATTGCCATTTGTTGAGGGGACAAGTTTCGTTTTCGCTTCTCACTTTTGCCGATAAGGGACAAAGGCACTTACCGCAATACAATCCTTCTATTTCGTGGATCCTGTAATCTTTAAGGACCGCGGTAAATTTACCTTCTTTGGCCTGTGGACATGTAGAACATATTTTTGCCCGCTGCTTTGCCATCGCTTCAATGGCAGGATCATCAATGATATAATTCTTCCACCCGCTTAGAATGTCTTTAATTTTCATAAGTTCGCGCCTTGTTCTACCCGTGCGGTTTTGTTGGCCACATTGGTAATTTGATCCACCGGGACCACCGGAACAATCGCATTCACCCTATCTGCCAATACATTTCCAAGCTGCTCATAGTCAAATAAGTTGTTTGGAATCCTAATGTTGCCTGTTGATTGCGGGGTACGAATGATAGCGCCTCCGTTGGCCGCATATCTCACAGGAGTAGATAAATTTACTCCTCCATGTTTTTGATTCAGGAAGCTAAGCACATCCAATTCTTTGGAGGCTTCACGTTTTAAGATCACCATCTTTTCCCCTCCTTGGGCTTCCACTACTGGATTTCCGTTTGCATCATAAAAGGTTGTGCCTCCCTGGGAGTGGGATGGCCCATTGATATCCATTGCAATCCCACGCTCTGCTTTAGGGGTTTTTGTTTTAACGATGTTTTTTACGGCACCAAACCCGGTAGCAGCGGCTGCTGCTACCGCCGGGATCATTGCCGGCCATCCAAGCTTCACCCCTGCGGTAATCCCAAGATAGGTATTGATTAATGCCGATGCTAAAGCCGCTGCTTTTCCTAATGCGGTTTCTTCACCGAAGATGGAGGCCATGGATCCTAAAGTATCGGCTGCCATTTGTCTTTTGGCATTCTGCTTTTCATCTTCAATATCCTCTTGGATTTTTGCGAACTTTTTATTGATCAAGGTAACATCGGCCCCGGTCTTTTCGGCCGCTGCAATTTCGGCTTGTCTTTGTATTTCCAGCCTCTGTAATTCAAGATCAAATTGAACATCGAAGTTCTCTTGCTCAATTTCCCTTCGGTTCTGAAGATCTGTAGCTTTAGCCTCGGCCTTCAACTGCTCAATTTCTTTCAGCTGTTCATCTTTGTCCAGTTGGATTTCAATTTCCTTTTGTGCGTAATCAGCTGTGATTTGACTTTGCTGCTCCAGGAATGTGTTTTTACTCTCCAATAATCCAAGTTCATATTCAGATTGAGTAAGTTTATTAGCATCCAGCTCTTCTTTTAGAATGGCAATCTTCCTATCTCTTACTTGCTCTTCCAAGGCAATACTTTCTGCCAGGGAATCAGCTTTGCCTTTATTCTCTTCGATGAAAATTTGTAACCTGGTTTTGCTTTCTGAAATTGCAGCATCGGTTACCTTTTGAGCTTCCTCAATTGCTTTCTGGGCATAGGCAGCTTGCAGATCCGATGCTGCTTTTGCATCTGCTGCCTGTTTACTTGTCTCTCCGGCCCTTAGCGCATTTAATTTATTTTGGTTTTCGGTTTGACGCCCAAAACTTTGCTGCTGAATATCGAAAAGCTTAACGACCTCATCTCTGAAAGCTCCCATATCCTCTATGGTAGATTCGCTTATTCCTAACTCATCCAAGGAAACTCCCTCTTGCCCTATCATTTTAATTTTATCGCGTACCTCATCAGTAACTTTGTCAAAACCTAACATAGCAGCCACACGCTTTTCTTGGTTTGCAATTTGTTCCGCAGTCAGCTTTTGTTCAATTTTAATAAAGTCTTCAGATGCTTTAATTCGGTCTTCAGTTGACTTGGTGACATCGTCGGATATCAACTTCAATTCTTCTAATCTTGCATTAGCTGCTGATCTTCTTATATCCAGATTAATTTCAGCCTTTAAAACATTCTGGAAAACGGTCTCCAGTTTTCCTGCAAGATCTATTTCCCTCTGCATCTCATCACCCATTCCTTCAAAAGCTGTGGTCATTCCCTCAATGCCTTCTGTGAAATTACCGGAAAGGAAACTTTTAACAGCTCCACCAAATTTCGCAACTCGATCAATGATTACATCAAATGCAGCTCCGGCCTTTGCAAGCACTACATTAAACAAATCAATACCAGCCTGCGTTTTAGCGAAGTAAGCTATTAAGGATCCAAGCACTACTACTACCAAACCAATTCCAGTAGCAGCCAACGCAATCTTTAATATTCTTAATCCTGCGCTCAAGGCTGTACTGGTAAGATGTGCAGCTATCTGGGCCTTGCTCATTCCGGTAGTTGCAGCGGAGGCTTTAATATAATCCTCCTTTACCTGCTTTAGATTTGTAGATACAAAAGTAATAATGGGCCCGGCTGCCTTGGTAACTGAATTCACCTTGCCTTGCATTTGTCCAAAAATCCCCAGTTCACCTAAAGCTCCTGTAATTGCTTCTTTATAATTCCCAACATTAATCTTGGTTTTTTCGTATTCTGAAGCGTTGTCTTTTATGAAATTGGTATTATCATCAATTTCCTCATTTACCTTCTTAAGAGTTGCCGCCTGATCCTCATTGGTAGCATCCAACTGATTTGCAATTGCAATGAGTTTCCGATTGGCATCCCGTGCATCATTCTTGGTTTTGATCTCCTTGTTCTGAATATTGATATAAGCATCTAATACTTTTTGACTGTCTCGAACTTCCTTTTTGTATTTCTTGATTTCTATTTCTCCAAGGGTATATTGCTCCAACTGGCTCTGGGATGCTGTGGTAAGCCCTTCGGTTTCCTTCTTTAAGGATTTCTGGCTCTTTTCCAGTTCGGCAATTTCCTTCTTGGTTTGTGCTGCCTTGGATAGAAGCTTATCAACTCCTATGTCGATCTCTGCGATTTTTACTTTTTCTGGGCTCATAACTTATTGATCTTTATTAATTCTGCCTGAGTGGTCTTATCCTCCAGGTTGGGTTTAGTGATTTTATTTACCAGAAAATTCCCTCCGCGCTGCTTGACATAAACAACAGGCTTGAGGTCAAACGCATTGAATTCGGCATCGCTTAACGTAAATTCAGCCGTTACAATGAGGGTGTTCTTGAACAATTCCCGAACTTTCCGATACCTCCGCTCTATAATCTCCTGCTGTGAATAAGTCCAGTTTCGGGCAGTTCTTACCTTATTAACGGTTCCAAATTGCCCAAGCTGCTGGCTTCCAATATTTGCAGCGACGTTGACTACATCGCTTTGTAAGAATGTGAATCTGGAATCCCGGGGCTTATATTCGATGGTGGTAACCCCATCTTCTACCTTGATTTCCTTTTCCCACAGCTCCATTTTTGGCAATGTCTCAAAGCTTGATCCTATTTGAAACTCTACGGGCAAGCGTTCTACTGAATAGGTCTTGGAATTAATCACGATTACTCTATCTTCCAAATTTTCATTCTCGATCTTTATGACCCCATCATTGAAATCATCCCCTTCCCCGTTGTATTTGAACCGGAAGTAATTGTTTTTCGCGTAACCCTCATAAACATATTTCTCTGAAAGGGATTTGTTGAACCTGCTAGACCAATCTTGCACCGGGGTATTCATGCGCTCCTCCCAGGTGAGGAATTCAATGTGGTTTTTATCCTTGGAAGGAAAGGGGGTCAGCCCGAACCTCCACATCACTTCCTTGTAGAAGTCTTTAGGGGACAAACCCTTGAAAAATTTTATTTGATCCACTGATTCCTGATTGATCTTGGATATTAAGAAATCCAGTTCAAATCTTGAATTATCGGAATCCACGCTTTTCGCCGCGTAATAAAGGATCGTGAAAGTTTCCCCAGCGGTAACATTGAAGGTCTCATCAAAGGAGACGGCTTCTCCTTTTTCAGAATCTGCTATTATGTATTTTGGATCTTGAAGGCTGCTGTAGCTGATATCCTGTTCCCTTAAATTCTCTAGGTTTCTTCCCAACCTTAAGCGCACGTAAACCCCTTTTTTGGAATAATTCCAAAGGTACCCGGTAACCGTTATCCTGTACAAGCCTGTTTCTGCTACCTGGAATGCTTTCATATTGGAATTGGCAGTATTGTCGATCATCTGACCTGCTGTAATATCAGTAGTGTAGGCAAACGTATTGCTCATCAGCCATTGAACATAATGTGAAATCGGCCATACCTTTTGTTCCGTCCAACTTGCACTTAAGGCATTGCTGCTAATTTCTCCAGCAACCTGCCCTTTTGGCAACGTTAAAAAAGTATCTTTAAATTCTGCTTCTTGAAATATAGATCCAGAATAAGTAAACCCGAAAGTTTCAAAGATCCGCTGCCATAAAAAGGAAATGGAAACCGATGGGATGAGGTAATCTATATTCAAATAATTGGTGGTGCCGTCAACATAATGGGTCAGGCCATTGTAATCAGCAGCGAGGTACGCATAGAATGCATTTCCAATTTCCCAGTTATCTTTAATCGTTGGCAAATCCTTGGTGTGCAGTAACTCGGGGAATGGTATTTCTTCAAAGGTGATATTGTCGAGAATCTTAAAGAAGTCAATATTCCCGTCATAAGTGGCCAGCTCATAACTATCATCATTGGTTTGAATAGGAACCGCCCAACCTGAGAATACAATACAGGTATTGCCTACGAACAATCTGGCCGTATTCTTTTGATATGGAAGCTGTGAAGTGCTCCCGGTTATTCCAAGGCCCATGAAAAATGCGATGTTCCTGGCAGATCTTGGCACCTTGAATGTTTTGCTGAAATTGGTTTGCCGGGATGCGAGGTCTGCCAGACTGTTCACCTGTTTGGTATAGCTGATTTTCTGCTGCTGATCTAAATCAATCTCGTGCTCGTTGATGAATAATCTCATTACAAATGCAGGTTATAAAGGTCGAATTCCACGGTGACCTGTTCCCGGTTCCTTTCTGTTTTCAGTTTCTTGGATTTTAGCGTAGAGGATTTCACGTCAACGCCTATCCAACTCTTGGCGGTTTGTCTCTGGAAGAGATCGCTAACGTACATCTCCACTCTTGGGGATCCAATGAACTCTTTGAAATTTTCCATTTCCCAGAGCTCTAAAGCTTCGGTTTGGAATTCCATTCTAACCGAGGTTAATTTATCGGTGATCGATCTTCTAATTGTATTTTGGATCCCATCAAAATCAGATCTTAAGCTAAGGCCTTCTTTCGTTTTCAAATCTTCGGACACTTCCTTTTCAAACCGGATATATCCAAAGCCCCCGGAGTTCCGGTAGAATTTGAAGTAAGGAGCGCATTTGGAAGGAACTTTATTCACTACCAGATCAATTTTGCTGATGGTCCCAAACTGCAATTCTAATCGGTTGATCCCAGATTGCATGGGCATCACATCATCGATAGTGAAGTTTTCACTGCCCTGGGAAAAGAACAGCCTGTTGGTATATTGCTGCACATCCATCGCCACGCTATGTCCTGTGGTTTTGTTCACGATGGTCAATTGCTGATTGACGTTGCTGAATACTGGAAGGTCAAAAGGATAGCCCTCGTAGTAGGTTACCTTGTGGTTCACCCCGTCAAGAGGCAGGAGAATATAATTATTGGCGATGTTCTTTTCGGCGTAATTGGCTATCTGGCCCACCGATTTCAGGAAGTAGAAAGATGAGGTGTAGATGAAAAATCCATCGCTTAGTTGAAGTGATAGGTTCAGGAATAACGAAAGATCTGAATAGACATATCCTTCTGTTTCAATGTTTGGTAAAATATCATCTGCAAATTTATTCTGATTGATAAGTGTAGAAGCATAATCCTTGAAGTTAAGATGATATTCTCCTGTTGGATCTGGGTATAATGTAACGGGCAATTGAGCATTACCGGTAGTGTTTAGATTCAGGTTTTCCCCTGCCTTGAACCGGATTACATTGTCATTGAAAGCATTCAATAAAGCTCCGGTTTCCAAAGCCTGGATCATTTCAATTTCTAAAGAAGACGCCTCATTGATCTCCCCTGAATATACCATTCTGTTAGATGCGAAGAAGGAGAATATACTTCCAACTCCTGTGAATTGAACGTAAAGGTAATATTCGTCTATGCTTGTGGCATATTCACCGCCCGGTACAAGGTCAAGATCAACGGCATCTTTCAAAGCCTGATTAAGATCTGCACCAATAACAGCTTCAAATGCTGCTGCTCGTTCCACTACATAAAAAAAAGTAACAAAGCGAACATTCCCCAGCCCATCGGAATATCTCCAACCGAAATATGGTTGTTCATCTATAAGATCTGTAATTCGTATTTTTAATATTGCTCCCATTTATGCGGCTTTTAATATGTTTCTAAAATCAGATTGAAAATCAACTTCCCTCATAAATTCCTCTCCCACTTCATCCAGCATCCTGTAGAGATATTCCCCCATGTACAGGGTAACGATATCAGAAATGACTTTCCCTTTGTTGTGTTCATTGGGAACTTTGATTCCTTCCTTCGCAATCTTCCTGGCAATTATGAATGCAAACTGTTTTTTCTTTTCCACAAATATGGCCGGCAATCCCCTTTTCACTTCGATCCATTCCTCGATAGCTTTGAGCGGTGGAAATTTTGAACTTGATCCACGGCCGTATTCCATGAAGATGGAATGACCTGACCCGTACATGGTGAGCTTATTCTTTTCAACGGTGTACTCCAGACCATCGGCAAATGAACCAGAGGCACGAAGTCCTAACTTATCATAGTTGGCTATCAGATCCTTTTTGAATCTCTCTAGGTAGCTGGTATAGATTGCTTGGCGGTTCATTTCTTTTTTGGCGGTTCAGTTGTATTATCAACATTAGGTTGATAGACATTTGTAGGGTTATTTGATTCCCTCATATTCTTAAATTCCTCCATAAGTTTTGCAGCTTCCTCAAGGGTTTGAAGCCGCGCCTCCTGATCCCTTAATTCGCTTGGACTTAATTCATATTCTTCATCTTCCTCGGGGTGAGGTATTTCTTTTCCTATCAATATCAACCCACCTATCACAATAGGCAGGATCACCAGCGCTCCAAATACCCACGCCAATATTGTAAGGTCAAATAACCAGAACATAAATGCCAGTGCAGCACAAAGAACTATTCTTGATAAGCGGTTTTGATATTGTTTTTTCATTGCTTATTGAAATCAAAAACTTTCTGAAATTGACAATCATGACAGAAAGTAATATTGCTTAATATTTGTCTTTCAAATATCTTTTTGCATTTCGGGCATTTTGCTTTTTCGGTGTAATGATTATTTTGATGATTCATACCGCTAAGGTTGTTTCAATTGTGAACCTGATTTTCAGGCCATCCATATTCGTGTCAAATTCATCGTACACCTCGATTTTCTTCCACTGCTTGACCCGGAAGCCTTCGCAGTCAACATACTGGTCCCGGAGTTCATCGGCGACAGTTTTTAAATACTGAACAGCAGCTTTGTATTTTGTTTCCTGAGATTCATCACTGATTCTGGAGCGGACCATTATAAGCAACTCCCCGGTAAAGTTGTGGCCTTCGCAGGATCCGTACTCATTGATCTTGTCATCCTCATCGTGCCATAGAAACAGGAGGTACTTGGTTTTGTTTTCAAAGTTGGAGCTGGTATCATCATCGGCATCGATAAGGTTCTGCCAATGCGCTGATCCGTATTGGTACACCAGTTCCATTCTTACTGCGATCTGTTCGGTTTGGTCTACTATCATTTTTTAGATATAAATATTTCTGGGTAATCTCTTCTTAAAACTCTATTGCCTAGAACCCCTTGAAGAGAATGAAGCCCATTAACCCAATCCTTTATTTCACTTGGATGTGTTGATTCTAATTGAACAAACCTATTATGAGCTTGAGTAATTAAATTCATAATTTCTTTTTCCTCCGGAGTAAATGGTTCTTTCATTTCAGTTTTGAATAACGTTCGTTATAATCATTTTGAATTTTATTGAGCAACGTTTTTCTAAGGACAACCCCGTAAGGCAATTCAAGGACCTCATCCCACCTGGACACATCTCCATTTGCTAAGCCATCTATTGATGGCACATCATCCAACTGGTCAAACTCCTCTATCCCCGCTGCGATTTGTTTCTGTGTGGGCTTCTTGTGGAGTTTTTCTTTTTCCACATCATATATATTTTCAATCTCCTCCACGATCCACGCATAAGCTGCAAATACATCGAATACCGAACAGTTATAAAATTGCTGATCCGTATTTATGGGAAACATTCCCGATAGTATTTCCTTCACTGCATTAAGATTTGCCTGGCTTAAATTCTGCTTTATCTTAATGATCCATTTATATTCAATTTCAAACAGATCCTTTTTCCTCGGCTGGATCTTGTAATATAAATCTTTGTACTTAAGCGCAATGCTTTGCTTAGGCCGGATGTTCTGAAGGATCACATCGATGAGGGATTTGTCTTCAGTCAGGATGTACTCCTCCACGGTTATATCTTTGAATATCATAAGGCTTTACTGTCTCCCCAATCATCAGTTCCTGAGGTTGTTTCTGTTTCCACGATTCCTGTCAAAGTATCAGGAGCATCATCAAATTTATTAGCACTGAATTCTTTTTTATACTTGGTAACATCCTTATAAAATACTGGCCATCGTATATGCCAATCATCCGGAAAAACAATTAAGCGGTTCACGCTTGCTGAATTGGAATAGATCCTGCTTTCTTTATTTCCGCTTTGATGAAACCAGGTAATTGTTGAAATCCTTCCAACCAATCTCTGCACATTCCTTGCAAATCCCCTTCCTCCGTTATTGCTTTCAATACGCGCCTGGTTAACTATCCTATTCATAAGCATTTTAGCAGTCTCAGGTTCTGTCACCTCCATTGGTTTGTCTGTATAAATCACATCCAGAACATACAGATGTTCATCTGTTGAACTCCTTGGAACTCCGTAGTTAATCGAACAAAGATTATCCTTCCCGGTATCAGCGGTATCGGTGTAATTCTTAATAGTTTTAAAGGCCGGTAGCTCTGAGTAGGTTTTAAAGGTGTTATACATCAGGCCTTCTTTGCTTACTGGATTGCCCTGGTAAAGACAATCGAACATATCAGGATCTTTATCCCTGGAAGATTGAAGCTTTTCCAAAGAATGCTTTGCTGGCCACAACGGTTCCCCGGGGTTCCTTGTATCAAAAGCATTTGCTTCATCTTCTTTTATTGCCGGGAGATTGATCTTTAAAAACTGATCAGGCCTTAAGCTTGCAATGATCTCATCCAACTCTATTTCCCCATTCCATTCAACCACATAACCTTTTTCCTCGAGAATGGCTATAAGATCATTTTCACTCCATCGGGTGAATACTATGAGTTGTTGGCTATCATTGTGCAATCTGGTTTCAGCTACAGACGTGTACCAATCCCAAGTTCTTCTTTGAACAATTGGAGAATTCCCTTCTTCCCAACCTTTATACAAATCATCCATTATGAGAATATCAACAGGGTCTCCTGTGAGTGGCCCACCTACTCCCACAAACTTCATAGATCCATCTGAGTTGATGGATTCCCTACTCGTATTGGTATTGGCTTTGGTTCCTGTGTAACCTCTCTCTGGATACCGTACCTCTGGAAAGATATCCTTGTACTCGGGTTCACGCATAATACTCATGATCTCCCTTCCAAACTTTTCGGCCTTGGTAGAAGCGTAACTTACCAGGGCAATCTTTTCATCTGGACGTTTACCGGCAATGTAGGCAGGTAACCTTCTGGAGCTTCCTTCGGATTTTCCGTGCTGTGGAGGCATAGAGAAGATCACATTCTTTAGGATTCCTTGTGCAAATAAATTCAGTATGTCATAGAACTTATTGTGAAACAATTCAGGTTTGAATTTCTTGAATGTGGTTCCCGTAAATTTTAAAAGGTCATTCCGGCTATCTTCTACATCATTCAAATACTTAAACCGCTCGTACTTAATAGCTTCCTCATGAGTTAGCATCCGACTTAATCTTTTCTTGAATTTTCTTTATGAACTCATTTCTTTCCTCTCTGGATTCAATCACCAGATTAGACTTTTGATCATTATCCTTTTCATAAAAACCAGTGTGTTTATGGATCATTTCCATAGCTTTCTCCTTGGAGACAAAGAAGAGTTTAACCGTGGTCTCAGAAACAATTTCTTTCCCCCTGGGGAATGTTCTGGTTGTGGTTTCGAATTTGGTAATTAATCTGCGTATTTCCGGTGGGAGTAATTTAACCTGCTCAGGAGAGAGTAAAAGGGTTTCAGTGATATCAGAGTAAGCCCAATTCTCTAGTTCCTCAAGCAGTACCGCGTGTGTGGTTCTGAGAGCTTTTTTAGCCTCATCTCTCTTGTACTTTATGTAAGTTTCAACCTTGACAATTCTTGACAATCTAGAAAAACGCTGCTGTGCAGATTCGTCTTTTGTTTTTGGATAAACCTTCTGATAAGCTTTAGTTCCATTGAAACTGTTAACGAACCATTCGTCAATCACAAGCTGGTATTTATGGAAGGTCTTTTCGGTCATTTAATTATCCCTGCTCCAAGCAGTTTCTTTTTAAGGTTTTTCAGGTTTAAGGCTGAAACATAAATGCAATCTTTGTTAACCTGGATTTTCTTTTTGGGGCGTTTTATTTCCTCAAGGAGCAATAATTTTTCAAATTCAGCTTCATTGACATCCCCATTTTTTAGGTTCACCTCGAAAATGATATGCCCTTTTTTAGGGATGATCCTGCCTACAAGTTTGTTTTGTTTCTCTTGTTCGGCTTGTTTTTCGATAACTATTTTGTCCTGGGATAGCGGCTGTATTTCTTTCATATCAATAAAATAAAACCCCTAAAATTCTCTCGGCTCCACCTTGAAATTGGGGTAGGCAGGACCCAGCTATACGTGGGAATAGCTTCGTTTTAGGGATTGTAAAGGTTGGATGATTTATAATACGGCAAGTAATCTGCTTATCCATTGGGGGGTATGGTTTTAAACATTTTGGGAATTCAATCGGGGAATCCCATAAACAAATGTAATATATTATATTACATTTTTAACAAGTTTTTTAAGTCATTTCCTAATTCTTTGTAATTTATAACGGTGTATCTTAAAACAATCCACCCCAGGGATTGGGCAAAATTATATTTTGAACAATCATTTGAATATCCTTTGATTGTGGTATGCCTGCTTTTTTTGCTGATCAATCCTTCATACTCGATAGCTATCATCAGCTCAGGGATAGCCCAGTCAAAGCGGAACTTCCGATCCTGTGAGAATTGAAGCTCCTCCACGTAACCAGGGATCAATCCTTCCCGGTCAAAAACCCACAGCAGCTTCTTGATGGTTTCTTTTTCGATGGAAACCTTTTCAATTTTAGGTAATTTGATTACGTTTTTGGTTTGTCCAGGTACGTTTTCGGTATAATTATTACCAAGCTTCAGCTTTTTTATGTCATCGATGGTCCACTGCATCAGAAAGGGAGATCATCTTCATCAGCATCTACGGCTACAGGTTCAAAGGCATCGTTGGGATCTTGGTTAGGAAGTTTTTCAAAGAACGAATCCCGCTCCTCCAGGTCATAAAACCGCATATACTGAAGATCGCAGCCTACAATGGTTTGACCAGTTTCTCCTCCACGGAATTTAGCAATGGATATTTCAGCCTGACCTCTGCAAGAAGTGTGATCATCATCATCCCATTCGTAGATCTTGTAATACTCCGGACGTAACAGGAACATAATCACATCGGCATCCTGCTCGATGGCTCCTGATTCCCTGAGATCTGAAAGGATGGCACGTTTGAAACCGCCTCGCTGTTCAACGGCCCTGGACATTTGAGATAATGCCATGACCGGAACTTCAAGATCCTTGGCGGTTGCTTTGAGGCTCCTGGAGATACTGCTGATCTCTTGCTCCCGGTTCCCGGTGCCGTTTTTCCCTGAGGCGCTCATAAGTTGCAAATAATCCACGAATATCATTTTGATTCCGTTTTCCCGTTTCCATTTTCCGGCCTGCACTTTGAGTTCCATAGGGCTTAAGCTTGCCTGATCGTGAATAAATATCGGCAGCTTTTCAAATTCAGCACGCTTTTCATTCATCAGCTTTCGCTCAAAATCCTCAAGGTTGTTAAGGGTTAATTTACTTGAATCAATCCCGCATTCCTCTGCAAGCATCCTACGTCCAAGATCCTTGGCGCTCATCTCCAGGCTGAAGATCCCAACGGGATTTCCCTGCTTAGCCATATGTTTCACCTCGTTGAGCATTAAGGCTGTTTTTCCCATCCCGGGACGTGCGGCAAGAATAATTAAATCTGTTTCGCGGTACCCGTTTAATTTTTTCTGAAGCTTGGCCAGGGAACTTGGAACTCCGGCAATGTTATTTTCTGAAGCATCAAAAATACTATCAACCACAGTTTTGAAATCAGAGGGTTTTTTCCTGATCAGCCATTGTGCAACATCATCGATTTGCTTTTGGGATTCTGAAAGCAGATCGAAAATATCCGATTCATCGTTGTAGGATTGTTCAATGATTTCATTGGCCACTCTGATCGATTGGCGCTTGACGTGCATTTGCATAACGATCCTGCAGTGATATTCGATGTGAGCAGATGTTGAAAACTTTTGGGTTAACTGGATCAGGAAGAACTCACCTCCAATTTTCTCCAGGGTATTTCTGGATTTTAATTTGTGGATGATCGAGAGCAAATCTACCGGTTCGCTTGCTTCGAACATCTCCAGCATCGCATTGTAAATTTCCTGATGTGCAGCTTTGTAAAATACCTGCTCATCCCTGAAAATTTCCACTACCTGGCCAATGGCATATTTATCCTGTAGGGCTATTCCCAAAATTGCTTCTTCAAGATCAATTGCCTGAGGTGGAATTTTTCCTTTCTCGAGTGAAATCACCTGAGATCCTTTTGGATTATAATTTGTATTTTGTAGTGGTTCTGCCATTATTAAAATCTTTTAAGTTTTCCTGATTCATACGAATCGGGTGCTGGGGTTTTTGAATATTTGTTTTGGTTTTCAATCCAGTTCCGGGAATATTTTCCAAGCCTGGCAAATAGAATTCTATCGGTAAATTCTAAACTTTCCTGATCAACGGTATCGTTAAAATCCTGTGCAAATTTTTTAGTATTCTCGATCTTGGATTTATACTTCATCAGGAAGTCCGTTTCAAACCTTTGGGGGTATTCAGTTTTTAGAAAATTAATCGCGCGCGACTCTCTCTTTTTCTTTTCTTTACTTTCCTTTCCTTTACTCTCCTTTACTTTACTTTGTGTACTTTCCGTGCGGATAACTTTTATATCTTGTATTTTCCCTGCGGAAAACCCCTTTTCCTTTCGTTTTCTATCTTCTTTACGCCTGTTTAGCATAGTTTCAAACCTCTCTTTCAATTTTGACGAAAAAATCAAATCGTCCTCAATTTGGAGTAATTTCAGCTTAAAACAGTAGTTGATTATCTCTTTTAAGAATTCCGGTTCTACGTCAAAATCCCCTGATAATAATTCAATATTAAGCTCTGACCATTCGTATTCAAAATCATTAGAATCAGTAAGGATTTCCATCATCATATTCCAGATCGCATACCCTTCAATACCAAACTTTCTCCTTAGGGCTTTAAGTTTAGGATCGTTCCTCATATCTGCATCGTGAGAAAAGTAATCAGCGTTAAATTTTTTTGGTCTAGCCATTATTGCTGGGGTGTTATATTGTTAATTTTTGGTTGCTTCTATTACTTCTTTGTAAGTCCAAGTTTCCATACTCTCACCTTTAGCCTTAAATCTCCAGGAGAACTTATCAAAACCTTCGTGGTTTACACTTGCCCATTTATGCATCCATCTACCATCTTCTCTTTGATAATTTTGTCCTATTAACTTTCCGTTTTTATCAAAAATATTTTGTCTCATAATATTTCTAATTAAAAAGTTCCATTAAATTACTTACCATGGTCATCTCCATTTTATCCGTTGCACCGGTGATGGTATTCCCCACGTGTCTCTTTGCCTGAATCATTGCGTAAAGCTGCTCATCAATGGTTTTTTGTCCAAGAAAGTAAGTACACATCACATTGTTGGTCTGGCCAATCCTGTGCGCCCTGTCCTCACATTGCACGCAGTCTGAATAAGTCCAAGGGTATTCAATGAATGCCACTCTGGAGGAAGCGGTGAGGGTAATACCAACCCCGGCTGCTTTGATATTACATATGATGAGCTTCACATCTGGGTTCTGTTGGAAACCATCTATTGCATTTTGTTTCTGCTCAGTATTATCTCTACCGGTAACAGTAACAGCGTCCGGGAATTCCTTTTTCAGCTCATCGACAATTACGTGATGGACCACAAAGACAATCAGCTTTTCACCTGCATCAATTACCTGGTGAATAAATTCTTTTGCCTCGTTCAGTTTTCCGTAAGCTGAGATCTTCTTAAGCTCTGCCATCTTCACCATGATCTCACCACGTAGTTTCTTAGCGACTTCCGCATCATCACAACCCTTTTCCTTCAGGTACTTCGCGAACTCATCTCGTGCCTTGTTGTAAATAGATCTGGTAGTGATATCGCACATAATGGTTTGGCGTTGCTTCTCTGGAAGATCTTTGGCCACATCCTTCTTTTCCCTCCGGAAGAAACAATGTTTGTTGAGCAGATAATTAAGTTCCTTGAGATTGGCGGCTCCTCTTCCACCTTCACAGTAACGCTCCAGGAATCCTTTCTTTCCTCCGAAATGTTCAAGGCGGTTCATTATTGCCAGCTGCGGGAACAGGTCCATTGGTTTGTTAACTACAGGGGTACCGGTTAGCAGAATCACCCGTTCTTTATCCTTGCAAATATTGAGGGTGAACTTTGCCTGTTGAGTTTTGGTATCCTTGCAGTTTGAAACTAAGATGCCATTAGCGAAGTAATTGTGGTTGTCTGCTATTTCGAGGTCATAAACGTATTTATCTCTTTCAGGACTTTTGGAAGGTCTTCCAATATTTCCTGATTCCAGAACCGAATTACCTTCCACCCTAACGAGTTCAATACTTTCGTTTTCAATTCGTCCTGTGCTTTTACCTTGAAAGCTTTGTGGGAATGCCCATCTACTTCTATTGACAACTTTATTTCCGGTATTGCGATATCCGATTTGTAGCAGTTTGGAATTCTGCTGAATTGGTCTTTTACAGAAGCGGTTATTATTGGATATTCTATACTTTCTTCTGACAATCCCAATGCTTTGTGCAAGCGAATCTGAGGTTCTGTTAGTTGACCGTTCCCCGCTCTGAAATTGAAAGGCTTTCCTTTCTTTTTTTCTGAAACCAACTTCCTGACTTCTTCTAAATGCATAGGATTGGTTTCTTTCATTCTTTCCGAATACATTAATCTTAATGCCGGGTCTTGCATTTGTTTGATAGCAGCTGCTTTGTTTTTTGCGATCTTTTCGGGCGAACGTTGAGCTTCCAATACTTCTGGTTGTCTCATTCTCCATTTTGCAGAACAGCTTTGAGAACAAAACCTTTGCTTTGATGCTTCTTTTCCGTGCCGGGTTTGTGTGAATTTTTCCCCACATTCTAAACACTCTTTGACTGGCAATGGTTTCTTTTTGTTCCTGTCCATTTTTTCTCTGACTGCCGGTCTGGAATTCACTTCTTTGGATGCACAACTCTTTCCGCAATAAATCGCTGTTGTTTTTCCAGTTTTCCTCGTCCAGAAATCTTTCTTGCAATACATACAAGCTTTCTCCACTTCGTACCGATACTGCTTCTTTCCATTTACGTCCGTCCACGTATATTTTATGGTTTTCGGTTGTGTGTATTTCACGGTTACCTGCTCTGACTGAATGTATTTTCCTGCCTTGCTTTTCATTTTTCCAAAAATTTATAATTCTCTTGAAAGATACGGAATTGTCCGAAAGACACATAGACGCAACTAATAAATTTTGCATTCTTTTTTCAACAATTTCACCAATCATTAACCAACCTTTATTTGTCAATATTTTGGTTTCATAAGTAAAACACCTATGGGATTCGTCTACGATCACAGATTTCAACAGGTCCACTCTTGGATCCATAATGATATCCTTGGAGGTTCTCAGCTTTCCCTTTGGAGGCATATGCTGAACGAAATACTTCTTCAGGCTCTCATAGTTCACAATGAATACATCGGCCATTCCTATTTCATAATATCGGGGCCAGTTGGATTTAATCTTGTTATCCAGAAGCATCGCTTTGCGATCTGTCCACATTTCCCATTCCCGCTTCCAGTTGATCTTTGTGGATGCCGGGCAAATAACCAGGGCCGGAAATACATCTTCACCTTTGAGAAAATCGGCATATAGAGTGGCAATGCTCTGCAAAGTTTTTCCCAAACCTTGTTCATCCCCATTCATAAATCGTTTCAATTCCAAACCCCTTGCCACTCCCTGAGTTTGATAAGGCCGGAACCCAAACCCATCTGGATGGGATAGTGGGATCTCAACGGCCAGTTCCGGAAGCGGTGCAATGTTCCCAAGTTCCTGAGGGGACTCATCCACTTTGTAGTATTTGGCCTTGCAATAATTCTGAAGGAGTACCAGATTCCCTCTTTGGTTGAGTGGGATCCTCCATACCTTATCGGTATAATCAAATTTGGCTGCAGGTATTTTCTTTACCGCTGCAGTATTCCTTTTCCTCCAATGATTGAAATCAATGCGGACCTGGAACTCGTTAGTGTATTCTACTATTTGCATGATTATAAAAGTTCATATTGATTAATTCCCAGTAAATCGAAAACCTTAAATTCCGTGGTTCCGGTGTAGCCTTTTTGTAATTCAAGAACCATTGTTTGAATTCTCGCATACTGGAAAGTTTTACGAGGTAAGGCGGTAACAGATTTTAATCCGAATTTCTTTAACCTTCTAAGTCTCACATCTGAATCTGAAATTGTGAACCAAGGCATCAATGCGATTACATTATCTGATATCAGCATCATTTCCAAAAGCATTTTATAACCGAACTTCATTCCTCTATGATCTACCCATTCCTCAGGAGCATTTTTTAAATAGGCTGTTTTGGAAGAAAAGGGAGGATTTAAAAGAATGCAATCCCATTCAAGGTTCCGGTACCTGTCTCTTTCTAAAAAATAGTCCTCCGGCCGTTCTACATCATACCCTAATTTTTCAATGGAACGAACTAAATTTCCAAGTCCAGGTGTAGGTTCTAAAATTTTAGCAGCATCAAAAGGAATCATTGAAGCCATATATTTACACACTTCAACCGGTGTTTGAAAATTAATGTCTATTTCCATTTTGAATTTTTGATTTATAGAGTTTAATTAAACAGTTTCAATTGCCCCGTTTGATTTAAGGCAGCACAC